ACTTAATGTAGACAGCATTGACCAGGTTAAAAAAGTTGTCACAACACTTCAGGAGGTTAATCCTAATGAAGGACAGACGCTAAATGTAGAATCATTGCGTGATGCAGTGAAGAAACGTGAAGCAACTGTTGAAGAACTTAAAAATCAGGTCACAAGTCTCAAGACAGATTTGCTACTGAAAGACCATATGAGTCAACTACAAAATGCTATGCCCAGTAACTGGAATGCACAACAAAAAGAAAGTGTAATCAAGTTAATGAAAGCAGATGGTATGCTCGCAGTGGAAGGAGATACATTCGCTATTAAGAATGGATCAGAATTCCTAACTGTGGATGGTGAAACACCAGATTATGCCAGAGCAGTAGAAATTGTAGGTAAAGAACGTTTAGGTTTATCTTTCGGCAAAAAGGGTGTTGAAGTACAGTATGGTGAAACATCTGCTCCTAGTCAAAGTGATAACAAAACACTTAACGAAGACAGAATTATAAGCGATACTGATTACAGAGCGGCGTTTCTTAGAATTCGCCAGTATCAGCCAGGACTTCATAGAAGCAAAATAACTGATTCATTAGTTAAAGCAGAAATGAAAAAAATGGCAGGAAAATAAACGGAGAATTATTAATTTAATTCAGATATAAACAAAACCATTAAAGGAGAATATAATGGCATATTCAACAGGATCAGATACTATTGAGCAAATGTATGCAGATATAGTTCAAGATTTAGTTCCTTTCTACATGGATAAAGTTCTGTTACCAAACCCACAGATCATTTTAAATTCCATTTCAGTAGAAGGGTCAAGTGGTGACCAAGTTAGATTTCCAATCGAAAATTCGATTGTAAATGCGGCTTCAGTTGCAGAAGGTGGAAACATCAAAACAGCGGCTGAAAGTAATTTGGTGCCAACAGCGGCTAACATTTCTTTCCAGAAAAGAGGTGTTGCTTCAGACGTTACACAGGAAGGTGTGGAAGATGGATTGTATGATGCGATCGTAGGTGCTACACTTAACAGATTAAGTTCTGGACTAGCACAAGCAACTGACATTGCAGGTCTTACTCAAGCAAACACATCATTCACAAGTGATGACGGTGTAAGTGGTGCTAACGCTAACTTCACAACATCATTCGTGATGTCACCAGAAGCATTGGCTTATGCGGCCAAAAGAGAACCAGTAGTTAAAGTATGGTATAACCCTAACTTAGATACACACGAATTCCGTGGTACAGTTAGAAACGGTTTTACAGCACTTAGAGCTACATTTGGTAGAAAAATTACATCAGCAAATTTAGGTGGTAACCAATTTGGCGTAGCGGCTTCTAAAGCCAACGTTGAAGCGATTGCGACCAGTGTTGCAAATTTAAGAAGTGTTAATGCTCCAGTAGGCGCAGACGGCATGTACGTTGGATTGATTGATCCAGGTCTAGAATTAGCAATTAACCAACAATTAGCAGGTGTAGGTGGTTCTACAATTGGTTCACTAAGTGATCTAGGTAACAATGCGTTAAGAAACGCAATGGTATCAATGATTGCTGGAGCGACGCTATACCGTAGCAATAACTTACCAACAGCCTAAATTAAGAGGAATTGTTTAATGGCATTTATAACAGACGGAACAGGTAACGTAATCTCATTTGCAGAATATACTGACGTTGTTCAGAAAGATCAACGTATATTCGAAGCGAATAACCTTAAAATCCCAGCAGAATCTGGTTTCTTAACAGTACAGGATTTTGTCGAGGATATGTTAGAGAAGAGTACTAGCCGTATCCTGTTAAAGATCAAAGCAAGTACATGGTGGGCAAATTACAACTATTATGTTGGTAATTCGTTCGATCCCATGGACAGACCCAATGTAGACCCTAATCGTATAGATCCAGGCAATGCATTAGGCAGAAGACAGCAGTTCACCGATATGTGTGTGTACTACTGTTTTGGAGAATACTTGTTTCCACTCTTTGCAGAATTTGGTAATGATGAAAGCCCAGAAGTGGCTAAAATCTCCTACTATAACAATAAGTTCACTGATATTTACAATGAACTGATTGCGATAGCAGATTGGTATGACGCTGATAACGATGGTACAGTAGAAGCCAGTGAGAAAGCAGTATCATATTCCAAAACAAGGCGTACAAGGACACGACCTAGTATCGTACAGGTAAGGTAATGAGTAAAAGGACTGATTTAATCGGAAGAATTACAACAAACCTGTCTGGACATGCTAATATAAGTATCAGCAGTGAGTTACCGTTCGAATCGGGCGGTAATCCACTATATAGTACTAATATGAACACCGTGTATGTGGATGAGCAACAGATTGACGTAGAAGAATTGTATGATACACTTGATGGAACATCAGTGAATCAGACAACTACCACAATCAATGCTTATCTGGCCACAGATGCCAAAGAACAATTTAATGACATTGACACCGTGGTTGCTAATCTGCTAATTGCCCGGAATGTGGTTACAGGAACAGTGGAAAACACTAGTAACTATGAAACGGAAATCGCAGACGATGTAATTACATATACTTTCGAGTATAATTTTATAACTGTATAGGAGAAATACAATGGCAGTAATGAATGTAACAGACGGTACTAAAGTCATCCTCACAGTGATTGATGTGGCAACAGGCTCACTAGCCAACGTTCACCCAAGCACTGGAACAAATGGATTAGTTATTCCTACAATTCAGGACATAACATTAAACGCAACACCAGGAACTGTAAGGTATTCTACACTTGATTCAAGTGCAAGTAGTGCCTTCACAACAACTAATGAAAACAGTCTCAGTATGAACGTACTTGTAGACGACGATGTATTCTTTGGTGACGGTGCAAACGCAGTAAACCAAGTTGCAAATGTTGGTCTATTAGGAACTTCAATTAATAAAAGCGAAGTGTTCTTCTCAATGACATTTGAGGGAACAGGTTCAGGAGCGAATTACGTGACTGGTAGAGGATTTGTTGGTGGATTAGCACCTTCAAGTTCTATAGACCAGGCCGTTTTCATTTCGCCTCTAGAGCTTACCATTAATGGAGAAATAACTAAGTCAACCATTTAATTAGGTGATTTAGACCATAACATTTAGGAGTGTCCTTCGGGGCACTCCGCTTTTAGGAGAATATATGGCATATACAAAATTCTTAAGAGGTTTCAACTCTGATGGAGTATGGACCAAAGACAGCAGACAAATTCGTGTTGAACATAATGGTCAAGTTATGGAAGTAGACATGGACGAGTATGCTAAAGAACATGGTATTGAATTACCAGATGCTAAAAAAAGCAAAAAACAAATAAATAAAGATATAGAGGTAAAACATGGAGATATGGAGTCGTCACAGCATTCAGGAGATACTGAAGAGCATGGAGACGGAAATAGCGAAAGCACAGAATGAAATAAGATGTGCTAGTGCAGATGTCAAAAAGGCATCAAACAGGTTAGCATTTTGCCTGAGTGCTGTACACAACCTGAAAGACAGGCAAGATAAAGATATAAAGGAATAAAGATATGAAATTAAAAGAATTAGCAACAAAACCACAATTAGTAAAAATTATACTAGATGAAGAAGATATTATAAAAGAATATAATGAACCTTTAGAATTCTATGTGTATGATAAACAACCTTTAGCAGAATTTATTAAATTCTCAGTAACAAGCCAAGAAGAACAAAATCATGCAGAAATGGTAGATTTCTGTACTAACATGATATTGGATGAAAACGGTGAAAAAGTAATGAGCGATGGTTTATTATTACCTAATAGTATATTGGTTAAATGTATTAATGAAGTTGTTAAACAACTGGGAAAGTAACAGGCAGTACTGTAAATGAAAAGGCACCTGAAACACAAATAGCACTAATGATAGATGCACTTGGTGAAAGATATGGACAATTACCAAGCGAAGTGTTAGATAAGGGTAGTACATTTGATTTACAAGTGTATGATATTGCGGTGTCTTACAGGAACTGGATAGAAAAGAAAGCCATAAGCAAAGACCCTAATGACCTGTACGATCCAAATGATTTAGAAAAAATGATGACAGATTTTAAACAAAGTAGAGCAAATGGCTAAAAGCGGGATGACATTAAATCAGAATGACCTTAAAAGGTTATCTAGAAACATAGATGATGCTGTCAATGACTCTATGAAAGATACATATAAATTCTATAAAAAGAAAACACCTGTACGCAGTGGTAATGCTAGAAATAAAACAAAATATAGTAAAAGAACAGATTCATATAAAATAAATTCTAATTATGATTATGCTGGTAGATTGGATGAAGGTTGGAGTAAACAAGCACCAAAAGGATTTACAGATCCATCATTTGATTATTTAGAAGACCAGATAACAAAAAATTTTAGGAATATATAGGAGTAACAAGTGGCAGATATTAGAGCATCTTTACAATTAGATACAAAACAAGCCGAAAAAAGTGTTAATAAATTATCTGGTGCCTTAAAGGCTTTAGCCAGTGTGGCAGCCTTAAAAGCCACTGTGGATTTAGCAAATGTATTCCAAAACCTAAACAACAGACTATTGGCTGTTACAAAAAGTAATGCTGAATATTTACAAGCACAAAAAGATGTAGAAGCAATAACAAAATCCACTAGAAGTTCATTAGCGGCCACAGGTGATTTATATGCATCATTAACTATTGCTTCAGAAGATCTAGCACTAAAACAAAGTGATGTAGCAACAATTACAGAAGTGTTCAGTAAAACCTTAAAGATATCCGGTGCTGAAACAGGTGCGGCGGCTGGTGCTATGATTCAGTTCGGCCAAGCACTAGCAAGTGGTGTGTTACGTGGTGATGAATTTAATAGTATCAATGAAACAAACAGTAAGTTCATGGGAGAATTTGCAGATATATTAGGTGTCACACGTGGTGAATTGCGTAAAATGGCTGAACAAGGGTTATTAACAGCAGATATATTAGCAGATGCGGCTATATTAATGGGCGACAGTATTGATGAAGATTTTGGTAAAACATTACCCACAATAGCAGAATCTTTTGAACTAATAAGAACAGAATTTATTTTATTATTAAACAATATAGAACAAAAAACAGGTGTATTTCAGTCATTAGGTGCATTACTTAAATTTGCGGCTGAAAATGTAGAAAACCTATTCTATTTCTTTGGATTAGCATTTAGTGTTAAAATAACACAAGGTATAATTGCTTTAACCAAAGCCGTAGGTGCCTTGGTAGTTACGTTAAGAACAGCCGCTTCAGCAAGTGCGGTGCTTTTAGCATTAAGTGGTGTAGGTATACCACAATTAATTACAGGTTTAAGTGTAGCAGGTGGTATAACATTTGCATTAAATGAATTATTTGAAAAACAAACAAATACAGCATTAGAAGATGCTGAAGCAATGACAGAACTTGCAGATAGCCTTGATTTAATGTCAGAAGCACAACAAAATGCGGCTAAATTCGTAGGACCTCCATTACCTCCAGAAATGCAGGAAAAACGTGACGAAGATGAAAAGAAAAGAATACGTGATAAAATTAAGTTAGAGCAAGAAAAAGCAAAATTAAAAAGAGAAGAAGAACGTAAAGCAAAAGAACTTAGCAGAATTATCGCACGTGATTTAGAAAAAGCAAAAGAAATAGTAATACAAAATACTGCTGATTTAGAAAATACTAGAGAACAATTAGTATTGGAAGGTCAATTATTTGGACTTAGCGAAGATGAAAAAGAAATAAAACAAGCAGTATTTGACATAGAAAAACAACGTAGAGATGCCTTAGCAGATATTAATTCATTACAATTAGATAAAGATCCTGCTAAAAATTTAGAATTACAAATAGAAAAAATAGCAGAAATAAATGGTCTGTACGATGAACAAATAGAAAAAATAAGAGAAATCATTACAGAAAACCAGATTGCGGCTGATGACTTCTTAAACAGAATTAAAGAGGGTCTAGAACAAGCAGGAATAGGTGATTTTATGAAAACACTATCAGATGGATTTGTTCAAGCAGTTGCTATGTTTGAAGACAGCCTAGCAGATGCTATTATACAAGGTAAAGCAGACTTCTCAGACCTAGGTGACTTTATAAGACAAGTACTTGCTAAAGCATTAGTGCAGAAGTTCATTACAGGACCTATTATGGGATTATTTTCCGGACTAGCAAAAGGTGGACCAGCAAAAGCAGGCCAACCATACATAATTGGGGAGGAAGGCCCCGAGATCTTCGTACCTAAACAGAGTGGTGTGGTATTGCCTAATAGTGCATTACGTGGTTATAACGCAGGAGGTCCAGGCATAATGGGAGGTGGTGTAACAAATATCACAAATATATCTGCAGTAGATACCCAGAGCTTCCAGACCGCAATTGCGAGGGACCCAGAATTTAT